AAAGGTGCCCTATTGTTTTTTTCATGATACCTATTGTTTACTTAGGGTTCATCTATGTTTTTTCGGGGTAACATAGGTATTTCTACTTATATCATATCTGTTGCTCCCTTAAGTTTCCCTATTATCAACCTTGGGAAGCCCGAAGGCCTACCCGATGACTATTATTAGGATAGCGTTGGGGCACCGAGGGTATCCCATGAACAGGGGATAGGGGAGGGCTTGACATGTGACTTGTGAATTGCTATAGTGTGCTCATGGTTAAACACAAACAGATCACATGGAGGATCTAAAGATGCTACAGTTCAGATTAAAGAGAGTGATTATCAGATCGGATGCAGAGACACAGAGGGTTTCTATAGTGTGCCCTGATGGTGCTCAGTATGTGATCCGGTTTACGACTGATGATGATCATTTTCATGAGTTTGAAGCTTATCTTCTGTGGAATGCAATGCACTACTCAGACTTCAGAGATGAAGAACGTACTCTTCTAGTCATCCGAGAAGTTAAGCATTATGCACTCATGCAAGGCATTGAGAACTTCGAGGGGAAGTGGCTGGGAGATTGGAACGACCTCTAATTTCACTCAGGATCGACGATAGGCACTCTGGTAAGGCCAACATACCACCAAGTGCCCTATCGTTTAACCTGAAGCAATTCTGAGGCCTCTGCGGCCATTCTATAGAGCAACCTAAAGAAGGAAACCACAACATGTACATTGTCATTCACGATTACAGAACACCAGGAGGCAAGATGAGATTGATCAGCTGCAATCTATGCAAAGAAGTACCCGTAGAGTGCTTTGATGAGAACACACTGAGCGCTACAGTCTTTACTCAAGTGCAGCCTGCAGTAGACTACATCGATTCACTCTATGAGAACTCCAAAGTTACCTATGAGCAGCGCGAGAGTATGATCTTCAGCATTTATGAGCAGCTTGGCAACTATATGGTTGGTCGCCCCTATAAAATGTGGTGTATCGAACATGAATATTAAATATTTAATTCATAAAGAAACCTCCGTAGTTTACTCTAAAGAATACTATGAGGAACATAAAGACAACATCGATTTAACTGAATTCTATGTAATAAATGGGAATTAATATGCAGGAATACGACAATGAATGGGTTAATGAAGGAATAAACGATAGTGGAAAGCCTGAAGATCAAGCCCATTATCAAGGCTTAATTCAGCCTATTGAATTAATGCAGGAGCTACTTTCTCACAAGGAATTCATAGGTTTCTGTAAAGGAAATATGATTAAATATGCCTATAGGGCAGGCCATAAAAATGGGGAATCTGGTAAGAAAGACAAAGAGAAATATGAAGCTTATAAGGAGTTTCTCAATAGGTATCTTTATGGCAGACCGTTGATTGAACGAGAGGATGATGAAGGAGACAACTGATACATAAGGTTGTCATTAGGGGAGATTATATTAATATTGATCTAGGTCAAGAAAAAAATATAATCTCCACTCCTAGAGAGAGGTAGGATAAGACATTGATGTAGATCAAATCAGGGAGACAAGGGACTATAGTTAACTTAAAGATAACCTAAAGATAAACTATAGAGAACTATAGATATTAACTTTAATGATTATAACTATAATAATAACTTATAAGATTATAATAATGAATATAACTATAATGATTAATCAAGTAGGTTATTACTATAGATACTAATCTAAAGACTAACTAAAGATAACTTAAAGTTAACTAAAGGAAACCAAATGGACACTAAAGTAGCTATTGATTCAATTCGGATTAATGAATGTGGTTATGATGAATTGTGTCTCAAATATGGAAAGCATTTAGTCGATAAAGAAATAGAATTAGAGTTAGAGAGTAAGGATCTTGCTTATCAAGCTTTTATGTCTAAAATTAATAAGGCCAGAGAGAATAAAACTTTAGCAGACACGGGGACAACCAAAATGCTGCTTAAAGAAGCCCTTCCGGCCTTTTGTAAGGGACTAAAAGATTTCTACACTAAAGCTGATTCAGGTAAACCGGGGAAACGCCATATTTGTGCAGTTGTCTTAAAGCAGCTAGAGATTGAGCATGTAGCTTTCTTGTCTCTCAGGTCTATTCTTTCTAATGCTATTCCTCAGGTAAACCTTACTTCCCTTGCAAAAGAACTAGGTACTGAGTTGGAATTAGAGATGAAGTTTCAAGATGTATTGTCTACTTTGTCTGATAAGGAACGTTCCTACTTTCAGGTCAACCTAAACAAGCGTATTGGTATGTCTTTTAAGCAGGCTTTTGTTAACGCTAAAGATAAATGGTTAGCTGATGAGAACCGTAAGGAACGCTGGGAGAAATGGACTGATAGTGTTCGCTGTAACCTAGGTATGAAGCTGATCGATATTTTTATTGTCTCTACTGGACTGGGGAAGATCTCTAAGTACTCCAAGGGTGGCAGCTTTAACATTACCTATCGTTTTGAGATAGCTCCTGAGATTGTCCAATACATTGCCCATAACGATAAGGAAATGGCAGATTTGCTATTCAAAAATCGTCCTATGGTCATCCCTCCTAAGCCTTGGAGTAATCCTATCAACGGTGGCTACTATATCAATCTCAAGCGCCCCATTCCTTTAGTTCGTCTTAATGAAAAGACTGTTATGGATCTCTATGGAGATCTCGATATGCCTGACGTTTATAAGGCTGTTAATGCTATTCAAGAAACACCTTGGAGAATCAACAAAAGGGTACTTAAGGTAGCTCAGGAGATCTCTAAGTGGAAGCATATCCCTGATGGTCTTGAGATGCCTTTAGCGGAACCTGAGGAACCTCCAGTTAGACCTGAGGCAGCAGACAAGGATCCTCAGGTACAGAAGGAATGGCGTAAGTCTATGGTTATCTACTTTCAGCGTGACAATAAGCGTAAGTCTAAGCGTTATGCAGTGAATGCTCAGCTTGCCCTTGCGGATATCTATAAAGACTATGAACGTATCTACTTTCCTCATAATCTTGATTTCCGTGGTCGTGTCTATCCGCTGCCTTTGCTGAACCCACAAGGCACTGATTTCTGCAAGAGTTTGCTGGAGTTTGCCGATGGTGCTCCTTTGGGGGATTCAGGGGTAGCCTGGTTAGCTATCCAAGGTGCTAACTGCTATGGGCTTGATAAGAAACCCTTAGAGGAACGCATTGCGTGGGTCTATGAGAACACTGAGTTGATTCTTAGGACTGCTAAAGATCCTCTTACAGACCTCGAATGGACTGAAACAGATAGCCCTTGGGAGTTCCTAGCATTCTGCTTTGAATGGGCTGATTTCATGGAACAGGGTACAGATTATGTGTCTCATATCCCAGTAGCATTCGATGGCAGCTGCAGTGGTATCCAGCACTTCTCAGCTATGCTTAAGGATGAGATTGGGGGTACTGCAGTTAACCTCGTGCCTGATGATAAAGTTCACGATATCTACGGTATTGTCGCTGAGCATGTGAAACAAGCTGTGATGAAGGATGCTGCTGAGGGTACTGAAGATGAACTAAAGACTGCTGAAGATGGCGCTGAGTACGTGTCAAAGGGTACTAAGTCTCTTGCTGCTGAGTGGCTGGCCTATGGAATTACCCGTAAGGTAACCAAGAGACCAACTATGACACTCTCATACGGAGCGAAGAAGTTTGGCTTTACTGAACAGATCCTTGAAGATACTATCTACCCTCATTTAGAACATCATCCTTTAGCATTCTCTAAGCCTCGACAAGCTGCAACCTATATGGCTGACAAGATTTGGAATTCATTAGGTGAAGTTGTTGTCAAAGCTAGAGAAGCTATGGATTGGCTTCAGACTGCCTCAGGACTACTCGCTACGGACAAGAATATCAACGGAGAGAACCTTCCTACACAATGGGTAACTCCGAGTGGTTTCTTGGTTCGTCAAAGGTATCCTAAAGTTCGCCTGAAGAAACTTAAGACCTTCTGCAGCGGAACTATTCATGTGTCTGATGAATCGGGTGCTCCTGAGGAATCTAAGAAAGAAGGTGAAACTTTTCAGATTAGTGTCTCAGAGGACTTAGGGGAAATCGATTCTCGTAAGCAGAAACAGGGTATCGCTCCTAACTATGTGCACTCGATGGATGCTAGTCACCTCATGTTAACTGTAGACGCTTGTGTTGATGCAGGTATCCATCAGTTCGCTATGATTCATGATTCCTATGGCTGCCCTGCAGGTCAAGGCGATTTGATGTTCTCTCTTGTTCGTGAGGTCTTTGCTGAAACCTACAAACAGAATGATGTGCTGCAGGATCTTCATGATCAAGTCGAGAATATGTTGTCTCCTAAAAAAGCTAAGGAGTTGCCTCCGATTCCTAAGCACGGTACATTAGATCTTGATGTAGTCAAACAGTCTATGTATGCGTTCTGCTAGTAACTTAATATAATCTCCACTACTAGAGAGAACCAAGGAATCTCTCTAGTAACCTTTACTTAATTAATTAAACAAGGAAACCATTTTAAAATGATCGAACGTTACACTACTCCGAAGGGCTTTGCTCAGTATCCTCACCTGAAGGAGCCTGATATGAAGTTCAATCCTGAGGGTGTCTTTAGTGTCACTATGCGCTTTGAGGGTAAGACTGATGAACTTAAGAAGCTCATTGAGAAGCTTGAGGCTATTCAAGACAAGGCTTTTGATGAAGCAGTCTCTGAAGCCAATGCAATGAACAAGAAAAAGATCCATAAGTCTGATCTCTTCTTTGAAGATGAAGAGGGTAATGTCTACCTCAAGTTTAAGCAGAATGCTGTAATCAAGAAAAAGGATGGATCTACAGTTAACGCTAAGATTGCCCATTTTGATTCTAAGGGCAAGCCTATTGACGTCAATGTAGGTCGTGATTCAGTGATTCGTCTTAGCTTCACTGCAGCACCTTACTTCATGCAGTCAACTAAGCAGGTTGGCCTTAGCCTTCGACCGGTTGCAGTCCAAGTGATTAAGCTTAACGAGTTCGGTGGTTCATCTGCAGAGGACTACGGCTTCTCTGCTGAAGAGGAAGGCTATGAGGCATTCAAGGAAGAGGCACCATTTGACAGCCTCGATGAAGATGAAGTAGAATCACGTAAGGCTGTTGGAGCCACTGATTTTTAATAATTACTAGGGAGTACCTAAGATGATTACTTTGGAAGAACTTGAGAACCGCCTTGATATGGCTCAATCTACTCTTGCTACGATGCAGGATGTTGTGCAGGGTCTTAAGACTAACATTGAGGAACTTAAAGAGGAACAAAAGGAACCTACTTTCGATCTCTATGATTGGAACCAATGCACCATTAAATTCCCTGATCATGTGCTGCAAGATATCAATTGTGACTATGTTGCAGTCATGCTGATGCATAAGGATGTCTATAAGAAATACCGTGAAGATGAAGAAAGTATTCCTGTAGATGCCTATAGTGTGCAAGATGGTAGCCTATTTATGGGTTACATGTACTTTTCGCTTAATGGTGCTGAACCTACCTTCAAGTACCCTAATGGATATCCTATCTTTTATAAGGGCAGTGAAGAGAAGCGAGATCCTAAGGATTATTACTTTAAGTACGTCTTTGGGTATATCTAATGACCACCCGCAGTGCAGCATACAGCAAAGCTAAAAGGCACAACGCGGGTACCTACAGATCAGGACTTGAGGAGAAGAATTCAGACTTCCTCAAGTCCTTTTCTATTGAGCCACACTATGAGGAACAGTACTTAGAGTATGTCGTTCCTCAGAGTACTCACAAGTATACCCCTGATTTCGTGTTGCCTAATGGCATCATTATAGAAACTAAGGGTGTCTGGGATGCTGAAGATAGGAAGAAGCATTTATTAATCCGTGAGCAACATCCTGAGTTAGATATCCGGTTTGTCTTTAGTAGAAGTAAGACGTACATTTATAAGGGATCGTCTACTACTTACGCTAGCTTCTGCAACAAGAACGGCATTAAGTTTGCCGATAAGCTGATCCCCGAAGACTGGCTTAAAGAGAAACCTAAAGATATCCCTGAGGGAATCTTGAAGAACAAGAATAATAAAAATAACAACAAGAGAATTAATAAATGACTACTACCTTTAAGGAACCACTGATTGACTACCATAGAAACTTTGTTAAGTTCAAGTCTCGCAGTTCTACGGATTATCTGGTGGTTCACTGCAGCGCTACTCAAAATAAGCCTGAGTACACTTGGAAAACTATTGATCAAATGCATCGTCAAAGGGGATGGCTTGGTATAGGCTATCACTTTGTCATTCTTACGGATGGAACTATTCAAAATGGCAGACCCCTTGAAGCTATTGGCAGTCACGTTCTGGGTTATAATGATGACAGTGTTGGCATTTGCCTTATTGGGGGGACTGATCGTAACGGTAAGTCTGTAGACAACTTTACAGAGAAGCAAAAGGAATCTCTTAAGAAACTTTTAGACTGGCTTAAGAGTAAGTATCCTAAAGCTAAGGTCTTAGGGCATAGAGATTTCCCCGGGGTAGCTAAAGACTGCCCTTGCTTTGATGTACAATCCTGGTATGGTCGAGGAGCTCTCTATATTGTCTATGAAGATGAGCATTCCTTAGATGGCTGTAAGTTGTCTAAGGCTGATCTTTTAGAGGCTAATGGTACTCTAGAGTTCACTAAGGGCGACCTTGTGAGGGTCCGATAATAAAATCTCCATTACTAGAGAGAGGCACTTTATGAGAACTTGGATATTGCTTGCAGTCTTTGCTTTAGGTGCCCTCTCGGGGTATAAGGTTGAAGACCTAAGGAACACAGCTAAGCTTGCAGAAATACAGGCTCAGCATCAAGTTAAGCAACGGGAGCTCATAGCTAAGAAAGATGAAACAATATCTCTCATACTTAAGAATTCGAGTGATACTACTGCTGAGCTCACTTCTCTTGGCAAGCGGATTGACAGGGTGCAGTACAACTTACGTATCACCGATAGGTCAATCATCACGAATGCCGGAAGAGCTGATGCAAAGTCAGTCCAAGCGTGTAGACAGTTACTCGCAGAAAGTGCAGGACTTCATAGAGAGAGCCTTGAGATACTCAGAGACCTCAACACAAGACTAGAGGGTTTTATTAAACTTAACAGCAAAGGAGAACTAAAATAATGGTATTTCCCGTGTGGGAGTTTCTGCTTGAAATTCTTTGGGCTTTTGCTTGTTTGGTTATATTATTCTTTTTGCTTGTAGGAAGTATGCGGCTCTATGCGACTATCTTTTATGGTGAATAAAATATCAGCGACCATAGTATAATTGGATAATACTACATTCTTCTAAAGTGTACGATGGGGGTTCAAGTCCCTCTGGTCGCGCCAAATACTCAGGCGATTGGTGAAACGGGTAGACACAAGAGACTTAAAATCTCTCGGAGAAATCCTTAGGGGTTCGAATCCCCTATCGCCTACCAAAGCTATACCATAGTAAACACTAAAGGAAACCAAATCATGGAACCTATTGAACGTAAATCAGATTGGCATTATCCTGATGGAGATTCATATCGTGATGAGCTTCATAACAATCAGAAAGAGAAGTGGGAGTATGAATATGAAGCCTTCCTAGATTCTGAAGAAGATGATGAGATTGATGAGGAGGATGATGAAGATGAGTGATGATCCTATCTCTAAGGTCTATTGCGTAGGTAACTCTAAAGCTATCATTCGTGCACGCTGGGATAACCTCTATACGTTTGAATTGGAGTATCCTCGTTTCATCCATAGTGAATTCATGACACACCGAATGTTCTCTCGGAACGCCTCTAGCTCGCGTGCGGTACCTGTAGAGCGAACTATTCAGAATATCTTGAATGATCCTTGGGTGCCTTCGGATGTCTATAAGAATTGCAAGGGCATGCAAGGCAAAGATATTGTCAATGAAGATGACTATGATATCTTTTGTGAAGAGTGGCAAGATGCTGCATTTAAGGCAATCGAGGTTGCTCATAAGATGATTGACAATGGGTTTCATAAGCAGCACATCAATCGCATCCTTGAGCCCTTCACTAAGATTAAAGTTATTGTCACTGCTACTGAGTGGAGCAATTTCTTTGATCTCCGGTTGTCTCCTGATGCTGATCCAGAGATCCAGCACCTTGCTAAGGCTATTAAGATGGCTATGAATGCCGTTAGCAACACCTACATTTATATCAATGCTCACGGGGGGCGTACGCTTCCGTATGTGAACTTTGATGAGATGGATGCTATCGATGATCTGCGGATTCTCACACTTATCTCTGCTGCACGTTGTGCCCGAGTGTCTTACCTTAATCACGATGGGTCTAAGCCGGATATCCTAAAGGATCTTACTCTTGCTAAGCGTCTCATTGATAGTGGCCACATGACTCCTTTCGAGCATCAGTGTCGTTGTCTTCTTGATACAGGTTTTCACTATAACCTTCGTGATTTCCAAAGTGCACGTTATATGCTAGATCATGGAATCGACCTTTCTGCACCATGAGCCTTGTCCTAATTGCGGCTCTAGTGATGCTCTTGCTGTTTTTAGTGACGGTCATAAGTATTGCTATAGCTGTACCACTTATTTTAGACCTGATGGATCTTTGGACAAACCCAAGGGGGTAAAGATGTCAGCATCCAATATGATTCCTTTAGAGGAACTACAGATCTCTGCTTTGCCTGCTAGGGGTATCACTAAAGATACTTGTACTAAGCTAAAGTATTTCGTGGGGGAGTATAAGGGTAACCCTTGTCAAGTGGCTTGCTACTATGATGACAAGGGTTCTCTTGTAGGACAAAAGCTTAGATTCCCTGATAAGTCTTTTGCTGTACTAGGGAAGATCTCTGGGTGCCTCTATGGTTCTCAGTTGTGGTCTAGTGGTAAGAAACTAGTAATCACTGAGGGTGAGATAGATGCCCTTAGTGTGTCTCAAATGCAAGGCAATAAGTGGCCTGTAGTGTCTATTCCTAATGGTGCTCAGGCTGCTAGGAAAGCCATTGAAGCTAACCTAGAGTATCTAAATAACTTTGAAGAGATCATCCTGATGTTCGATATGGATGATCCGGGACGTAAAGCATGTGAAGATTGTGCAAAGATTCTCCCAGTGGGTAAAGCGTACATTGCTAATCTACCTCTTAAGGATCCTAATGAGTGTCTTAAGGCTGGGAGATCAGGTGACCTTGTATCGGCCATATGGAACGCTAAGCCTTACAGACCTGATGGAATTGTTTCAGGTCAAGATCTCTATGAGAAGTGTGTGGAAGGTCTTGATAGTCTTAAAGACAGTGTGGCCTATCCTTTTCAAGCTCTCCAAAGCAAGACAAACGGTGCTAGACACGGTGAGCTTTATGTCATTACCTCAGGATCAGGCATGGGAAAATCCACTCTACTCAGAGAGCTTGAATATTTCTTTGGTGTCTCTAAAGGCGAGACTTGTGGCGTGGTTGCTCTTGAGGAATCTACTGCAAAGACGGGACTTGAACTTATGTCCATATTTCTTAATAGACGTCTCATTATCAGCGTGGATCCCGATAGTGTTTCTAAAGAAGAACTCAAGAGTGCTTTTGATGCCACGATTGGCAACGGAAAGTTCTTCCTCTATGATCACTTTGGATCGCTTGATTCTGGGAATCTGCTTAGTAAGCTTAGATACATGATCGTAGCTTTAGGATGCAAGAGAATCTTCCTAGACCATATCTCTATTGTTGTCTCTGGTATGGACAATAGTGACGATGGCGGGGAGCGTAAAGCTATTGACAAACTAATGACAAACCTTAGATCCCTTGTTGAAGAAACAGGGTGTACTATGTATGTCGTTAGCCACCTTAAGCGCCCCGATAAGAAAGGTCACGAAGAAGGAGCTCAGGTGTCTTTAAGTCAACTTAGGGGTTCCGGTGCTATCGCTCAGCTTGCAGATATGGTGATTGGCCTGGAGAGGAATCAACAGGGAGATAATCCTAATGTCATGGCCATTAGAGTACTTAAGAATCGTTTCAGTGGTTTGACTGGTATAGGTGGTTATCTCTATTATGATCCCGAAACAGGCCGACTAAAGGACTACGATTGCCCATTTGAGGATGATTTAGGTGACTGCCCATTCTAGTAGTTTCTTGATACAACAATCTTGGCAAAGCTATAGAAGGATATAGAAAATGCTTCAACTATACGACAAACATATCATTACTGATATCGAAACCAATGGACTATTGGATACCGTAACTAAATTCTGGTGCGCATGGATCTACGATAGTGCCTCTCAGGAGTACAAAGGATATAAGGAGCTCGATGAATACATTGATGCTCTTAATGTATATGGTACTAGCGGTTATAACTTGGTATTTCACAATGGTATCAAGTACGATGTCCCTTGTCTTAAGCGGCTATCAGGTAAAGACTTTGTATTTGATCCTAGGGATTGTGTTATCGATACGCTTGTCTATGCTCGTCTAGTTTGGAGTAACATTAAAGATCTCGATATGGGCTTAATTCGTTCTGGGAGGCTTCCTAAGGAGCTCTTTGGTTCCCACTCATTGAAAGCCTATGGCTATCGCATGCGTGAGCTCAAGGGCACCTACGGGGAGACTGAGGAGGCTTGGGACAGCTTCTCAGAGGAGATGTACAAGTACAACCATCAGGACGTTGTGGTAACTAAGATGCTCTTTGATAAACTTATGGGCAAAGGTTATCCTTGGGAGGCTGTACAGCTTGAGCATGATATTGCTTGGGTGATGGCTAAGCAGGAACGTAATGGCTTTGTCTTTGATAAAGATAAAGCTGTAGCGTTGTACAGTAAGCTTGCAGGTCGAAGAGATGAGTTGACTAAAGAGCTTCAGGATAGTGTCCCTCCTCTGTTGACTGGCTATAAGACCTACAAGAGGGACAACGCTAAGCGAGGCATTAAGGCAGGGGTACAGTACCCAGTGTATGAATCCTTTAATCCCAATAGTCGGCAACAGATTGCTAAGGTTCTCATTGAGCAAGGTTGGGAACCACAAGAGGTGACCGATACGGGATTGCCTAAGGTAGACGAAGAGACACTAAAGACTGCTATGAATATCCCAATGACTAGCAAGATCCTAGAGCTTCTCTTGTTGAATAAACGTATTGGCCAGCTTGCTGAGGGAAGCAATGCGTGGCTAAAGTTAATGAAGGAGGATCCTGATGGCTACATCCGTATTCACGGGAGTGTTAACCCTAATGGGGCTGTCACTGGCCGTGCAACTCATAGCTATCCTAATGTTGCACAAGTTCCTGCCAATAGAGCCCCCTACGGGGAGGTTTGCAGAGAACTATTCACTGTTCCACAAGGTTGGTATGAAGCTGGTATTGATGCTTCTGGGCTTGAGCTCCGCTGCCTTGGGCACTTCCTATCTCCTTATGATGAGGGGGCTTATGTAAAGGAGATCCTATCAGGTGATATCCATACGCATAACCAAAAGATGGCAGGGCTTGCAACAAGAAACCAAGCTAAGACAATGTGCTACTGTTTAATCTACGGTGGCGGTGATGCCAAACTTGGGGAGGTCGTAGGGGGAGGAGCTAAGGAGGGTAAGGCACTCAAAGAGAAGTTCTTTAAGGCTATTCCTGCTTATAAAGACCTTGTAGACGATATCTCCAGTAGTCTTATTTCTTCCTCTGAGTGGATCGGAGGGGCACATAAAGTTAAGTGGCGTAAGCGTTGGCACCCTGATAGCCCTTCTCTTGAGATCACTCATTGTGTCTTAGGTTTGGACAGACGGTTGATCTATGTTCGCTCTGAGCACTCAGCTTTGAATACTCTATTGCAATCTGCAGGTGCTCTCATTTGTAAGAAATGGGTGTGTCTTGTAGAAGAGAATATGCGTAAGGCTGGCTATAAGCACGGCTGGGATGGAGACTTTGCCATGATGGCGTGGGTGCATGATGAGGTACAGGTTGCCTGCAGAACAAAAGAAATCGCTGAGGACTGCTGCAGGATTGCTCAGGAATCCATGAGACAAACTCAGGCATTCTTTAATTTTAAATGTCAACTTGATACTGAAGGAAAGATTGGTCACTCGTGGGCGGAATGCCACTAGTATGGCTGATACTCATTAATTACTACTATGGAAAACACTGGTATGACTAAAGAAACTAAGGCAGCACTGCTGCGTGACTATAAGGCTCCTAAGGATGACGTTAAGCACATCCATATTATGTGGAAGTGGAAGGTGCATCATGATCACTATGGTGCAGTGCCTGCCTATGGTGCTCTTGTGACACTCAATGGTGCGCCTATTCTTGACTACAATCCTGAGCCCCGTACGGTAAACGATTGGACACCTGAAGAGATTATTCATGACCTCCTGATGAAGCTTGGTTATAGTGTTATCTCTGATACAGCTACTTATGAGGAGGACTGCTATGAAGATGTCTAAGTATTTCTATACAGAAGAGAAGAGTACTGGGGAGATTATTGTTCACAAGCGTAACGCTGAGATGAGTAACTACTGCAGTGCTCTTGCTTACATTGGTGAAGTCCATCCTAAACTTCAGTCAGACTATTGTCGATACAATGCACGAATGATTGCTGAGATGGCCTCCCGAGGTCACATTACGTCAATCAATAAGTACATTCGACAGGCAGGCAATCGATGGCTGCTTACTCGTTCTGGAGCTGAGCTTGCATCATCCTATGAGCGCTACTAAAGAATACATTGGGCTGATAGACGGAGATCTATTGGCCTATAAAGCCTCTTCAGCTGTCCAAAAGGATATCTATTGGGGAGATGGTCTATATACTTGTCATGCTTATTTGGATGACGCAATAGATCAATTTGAAGAGATTATTGGGGGTATTAAAGGTATACTAAAGACAAACCATAATGTCGAAATGAATGACTATTCGTTTGTCTTTAGTGACCCTAATGATAACTTTAGGAAGCACTTAATGCCTGATTATAAAAACAATAGGCTTGATAAAAGAAAGCCTACTTGCTACTATGGATTAGTGGATTGGATCAGAAATAACTATGAATCTAAATCTAGTGAATCTCTAGAAGCTGATGATGTAATAGGTATTAATAGTACCCCTGATACAACCTTAATTGTGTCAATGGATAAGGATTTCAAAACTCTTCCTACTCATTTCTATAGAGTAAATGAAGATCAAATCTATTGGCTTGACGAAGATAAAGCTAACTATTGGCATATGTTTCAGACACTAGTAGGAGACACTGCTGATGGCTATAAAGGTTGCCCCGGTATTGGAGCAGTAAGAGCAGAGAGGATCCTTAAGGATGTCCCTCAGGATAAACTATGGGAGACTGTAGTTAATACCTACAAGAAAGCTGGCCTTACTGAAGATGATGCTTTGCTGCAAGCTAGAATGGCCTATATTCTTCGACAAGGGGACACTAAAGATACCCTTTGGACACCTGATAAAATCGTCCCTATTAAGACGACAGATAGTTGATAATAAATTCACCACACTAGGAGATAGATAATCGTGAAAGACGAATCTATGAAAGTTGATATCAAAGATACCACTAAAAGTGATCCTGATGAACCACTCTTCGACAACTTTCCGGCTGTCCCGAAAGACTTGTTGGAGGGACTTCAGAAGATCTTTGATGTACGCAAGATGATCCGCTATAAGCCTACCATTGATTACTGTGGTGGTGTACAGGATGTACTTGACTTCCTTGAAAATAAGTTCAATGAACAAAACCATATAGGTGATTAAAATCGGTTCACTGTTTTCAAAGCCTAAGACACCTGAAGTGAAAGTTCAGGCACCTGCCTTAGACAACCCTGTAGTTGAACCTCAGGAACCGGAGCTTGGTGCTCAGGAGACTGAAGAACAGAAGGCTCGTAAGGGTAAGAAAGGTCTTAAGGTATCCTTAGACAAAGCTAAGGGTGTAGGCACTAACGTAATATAAAAAATTAAAAAAGGATGATGAATACTATGGGGGACTATAGGGGGTCTATAGGTAAACTTTATGTTAAACCTATTGTAGACTTAAAGACAGCTATGGAGGCTCTAGATAAATGTATGGAATCTATTATAGATAATCCTAATAATTTATCCTTCATAAGAAACTTAGATAAAGACTATATTAGGTCTTTTGTTAAAGATGTAGTATTGAATAATAACCAATATGATTATCGTATTATTGGTTTCTATAGTCAATCTGCAGATGAACTAGTGGGATGCTGTTTGTTATCCTATGGTTACCCTTGGTATTCTGATAAGCAAAGAATCCTTAATGAAGAATGGACTGTATCTTTTAAAAGAGGAGCAGGCATTGCTAGAGCGTTGTCTGATTATTTAATTGATTGTTTAAAGAATGATGAGTGTGACTATATTCAAACTGGGAGTGTCAATGATTGGTGTGCTCCTATGTTAAAGAATAGTTATGTCTCTAAAGGATTCCATATTTATAATTGCTATTATTTAAGTAAAGAGGATATTAATGGGCTTATTCCATAAAATCAGTAAAGCCGTTAAGAAAGTAGTTAAGGTCGCCACTGGTGGCCTTATTGGTGGCCACAGTAACTTTGGTCAATCGACTACTGAAGCGCCTGTTCCTGCTCCTGAGTTAGGGTTTGTGAATGCAGATACGCAGAGCACTACTGAAGCAGAATCAGAGAAGCAACAGTTAACTAAAGGAAAGAAGAGAGGCAAGAAGTCTCTTAAGGTTGCCATGACTGGTGCCAGTAGTACGGGACGTAATATTGTGTAATAATGGCAGAAACTAAACTAGATAAGCAAACTGCTGAAGGTGCACAAAAGGTATACGAAAGATTGTCTACGGACAGAGATCAGTATACCCAGAGAGCAGAGAAGAATGCTACCTATACTATCCCTCAGTTGTTCCCTAAGGAATCTGATGATGGTGGCACTGCCTATACGACACCTTATAATTCTATTGGGGCTAGAGGTCTCAATAACTTAGCATCTAAGTTGTTGTTATCTTTGCTTCCCCCTGGCCAGCCTTTCTTTAGACTTGGGTTAGATACTGCATCTAATGAGGCACTACAGGCATCTGGCAATGATCAGGTTAAGGCTACCATAGAGTACGGCTTGTCTATGATGGAGGCTGCTATGGTGAAGTACATGGAGCACAATGGTCTTAGACCTACTCTCTTTGAGTGCATTAAGCAGCTCCTGATTGCTGGCAATGCGTTGCTCTTTTTGCCTCCTCTAGAGGGTGGCATGAAGTGCTACACTCTCAGAAACTTTGTAGTTGAAAGAGATGCTATCGGCAATGTACTTCAGATTGTCGCTAGAGATACTTTAGCTCAGGGGACTATCCCTCCGAGTATCTTAAGTCTCTTAGGCAATGCAGGTAATGAGGTTAATCGTTCTGAGAAGGTTAACATCTACACTCATACCTATCTTGTCCGTGGGGATACCTTAGAGGGATCCACTTGGGAATCCTATCAGGAAGTAAATAATACCATTATCCCCGGATCAGAACAGACGTATCCCTATGGCAAATGTCCTTGGATCCCTGTGAGGTTCACTAAGAAAGATGGGGAATCCTATGGTCGATCCTTTGTTGAAGATTACCTTGGTGACTTGATCTCTTTAGAGAACCTTCAGCATGCCATTAACGATATGGCTATGATTTGTGCTAAGGTATTGTACCTAGTGTCTCCTTCCTGTCAGACTAACATTAAGGCTCTTACTAAAGCTGAGAATGGGGCTTTCGTAAGAGGTCGACAGGACGATATTGTTGCAATGCAGACAAACAAACAGACTGACCTTCAGGGCTGCTATGCGGTATCTCAGGGTATCGAACAGAGATTGTCTTATTGCTTCATGTTGTCTAGCACTACTGCTCAAATCACAAGAGATAGAGTGACAGCAGAGGAGATCAGATATATTGCTCAGGAACTTGAGGATACCTTAGGGGGTGTCTATAGTCTCCTGTCTCAGGAACTTCAGTTGCCTTTAGTGTCCTGTATCTTCAATCAGATGCAGTCTAATGGCAGCCTTCCGACTATCTCTGAGAAGTTCGCTAGGATTGAACCTACGGTCATCACTGGTGTTGATGCCTTGGGTCGTGGTCATGACTTTGCTAACTTGTCTCAGGCACTTCAGGTACTTGCTCAGTTCCCTGATATCATGCAGATGATCAATCAGCAGAACTTAGCTATGCGTATCTTCACGAGTGCTCAGATTGATGCTACGGGTCTCGTTAAGTCTCCTGAACAGGTTGCTAAGGAACAGCAGGCAATGATGGAACAGTATGCTGCCCAGCAGGGTGTTGATGCTCAGGCTCAGATGGCAGTAGATAACAACAAAGCTCAACAGGAACAGGGGGTGTAACAGGTGAGCGAAGAAACAACAAACTTGAATAGTGATGGTCTTAGTGTCGACAATGGTGTCGATGTTATGATCTCAGGTACTCAGCAGCTTATCTTTGATGGAGATGAAGCCTCAGGGCTTCTTAAGGAGGGGGATGCTGTCCCTGTAGAGGAACCTCAGGAGGAGCCTCAGGCAGAACCTACGGCAGAACCTCAGGGCGAACCTCAGGGCGAACCTCAGGTTGCCCTTAATGTAAAGATTGATAAGCACACGAAAACCTTAGATGCCCTTGGTAAGGATCTTAAGGCTAAAGGTGTGGACTTCAATCAGGCCATTAAGGAATACAATGAGTATGGTGCCTTGTCTAGTAAGACTATGGCTGACCTTGCTCAGGCAGGTTATCCTTCAGAGGTCATTGAGGGTTTCATTGAATCACGACAGAACCTTGAGAGTGAGTTCACTAATGCTGTCTATAATTCAGCAGGTGGAGAACAGGCGTACAACAAGGTTATTGAGTGGGCACAAGGAAACCTCTCTAATAAAGTTCTGAGTTCCTTTAATCGAGCTATTGACAACAACAATCTTGAAGCTGTTACTCTTATGTTTGAGGGTATGAAAGCTAAGATGATTGCTAAGCAAGGAACACGTAATCCTACTATTATGGGTGGTGGGGTTACTACGGGTGGCTATAAGGGCTTCTCAAGTAAGCAGGAAGTAGTGGAGGCTATGAGTGACCCCCGCTATGGTGCTGACCCCAGTTACACTAGAGCTATCGAAATGAAGATGTACTATACTCAGGTGTAACGTACCCATAATAAAAACATTTCCTAATAATAATAATATAACTACAATAAGAATATAATAAAATGGCTGCGTTAACCACTAATTCTATTTCTAATCCTGGTCAGAATCTGAGCGCTGGTGATCGTGATGAGCTGTTCATGAAGATCTTCTCTGGTGAAGTCCTTACGGCTTTCACGAGAACGTCTGTCATGATGGACAAACAGATTGTTCGTACTATTCCGCACGGGAGAAGTGCCTCGTTCGCTGTCATGGGTCGTACTCATGCTAAGTATCTTACCCCAGGTAACTCCTTAGATGATCAGCGTAAGAAGATGGAGAACACGGAGCGAGTGATTGCTATCGATGGTCTCCTCACGGCTGATGCTCTTATCACGGATATCGATGATGCAATGAATCACTATGATGTCCGTACGGAATACTCGAAGCAGCTTGGTGAAGCTCTTGCTCAGGCTTTCGACTGTGCCTCTATCAATGAACTTGCTAACACGGGTGCTAAGACTGCCGCGGGTATGCCTGAGAACATCCCTGATAATACTACTCTTGAAAATCCGGGTACGGGCAAGGCATTTGAGTATGTTACGGGTAAGGATGAAGCTACGACTGTGGAGTATGGCAACATCCTCCTGCAGGGTCTGATTGATGCCCGTGCTCAGTTTACGAAGAATTGGGTTCCGGCAGGTGACCGTTATTTCCTTGTCTCCCCCGAAGGTTATTCGGCTATCTGCCGTGCCCTTATGCCGGATGCTGCTAACTTTGCTGCTATCTTTGATCCGAATACGGGCAAGCTCCAGAATGTCTGTGGCTTCCAGATTGTGGAAACCCCGAACTTCTTGAACAATGGTGTTGATGGTAAGCACGCTCTTAAGACGCAGATCTCTACGGCTGTCCTTCAGGGTATCGCCTTCCACCGTTCCGCTGTGGGTGCCCTTAAGCTGAAGGATCTCGCTATGGAACGTGCTCGCAGAGCTGAATATCAGGCTGATCAGATCATCGCTAAGATGGCTGTGGGTCACGGCGGCCTTCGTCCTGAAGCCGTGGGTCTCTTCGTTAAGACTGCTCAGGTTGGTGCGTAATGTACTCGGAATCCGACATTAAGGATTCCTATTTCTATGTCAACGGGGGTTCTAAGAAAGGCTCCCGTTTGACTGTAGAAGAAAAGATTAAATTAGGTTTGATTAAAGCCCCAACTGAAGTCAAACCTAAGGTAGCCTCTAGGAAGCCTAAGATCCCTGCAGCTCCCAAATAATACATAATAACAACTATAAAAATACTACTACAAAGGATAAATTATGATTGTCACTCCTTCTAACAAACTAGATGCAGTGAATGAGATTTTATCTGCTGTAGGCTCTAGTCCTGCCAACTCACTTGAAGATGAACTGAATGTAGACGTTCTGAATGCAGTGAGGATTCTCGATAGTGTCTCTAAAGAGATTCAATCAAGAGGATGGGACTTTAATATTGAAGATTCAGTAGCTTTATTGCCGGACGCTGATACTAACTTAGTTCCCTGCCCTAATAATTATCTTAGGTTTGTCAGCAGTGGTTATAAGTTGATCAGACGATCCGGCTATTTTTTCGACATTCTTTCGCAGACCAATGAGTTCCCTGAGGGTTTGACTTTAGATACTCTGGTTAGAGGATTAGACTTTGAGGAGTTACCTGAGGTATTCCGTAAGTTCATTACTTGTCGTGCAGCTAGAATCTTCCAGATGAGATATCTTACTTCAGATGACCTGAATACGCATCTGATGACTGAGGAATCTAGTGCCTATGCAGATATCATTGACTATGATCTAACTACGGGTAACTATAATATTCTCAATGATGACCAATACATTTCTCAGTATATCCAGAGGAGCTAATAGGGATGCCATTAGTATCGCAATCAACAGTATCCTATAAGGGTGGCGTATCTCAGCAACCGGATATCATTAGGTTTGCTGATCAGGTAGAGGAGCAGATCAATGGTTTCTCTAGTGAAGTCGATGGCCTGCAAAAGAGACCTCCTACAGTTCACATTAAGAGACTTGGGGACAGAGTAGATCCACTCACTACTAAGTATCATGTCATTAACAGAGACGAGACTGAGCAGTATATCTTAGGTATGTCCAGCGGGTCTCTAAAGGTATGGGATTTTGAAGGTAATGAAAAGAAAGTTGTTATTGACAATGATGCTAGTTATCTTAATGTCACGGACGCTAATGATGAATTTAGAGCAGTCACTGTTGCAGACTATACGTTCATTCTGAACCGTAGTAAAACCGTTGGTATGTCTAGCTCTACTACCTCTCAAAAAGGTCAGGACACTGCACTAGCGTACATTAAGAATGCCTCCTATGCTAAGACCTATGCTCTCTTTATGGGCAGTACCTTTATGTGTGGTGTCATTACCCCTGATGGTGGTGAACCTAAGCAGGCTGTACAGACTACCTCTGCGTACATTGCAGAGAAACTTGTAGCCTTAGCTACAGGTTCTCAGGGTGCTGATGAGGGAGCCACTACCTATGATTGGCTATTAGGACAGATTGGAGGCAGAGTCTCTATGGGGTTCTCTAAGAATCCTAATTTCAACTTCGATGCTTATAACTTTGCTGTCTTTGGTGATTCCGTAGTTTCCATCCAATCTAAGCGTAGCTGGGATATGCCTAATGTTGTCGTTAAGGATGGCTTTGGCAACACTAATGCATATGTCTTGAAGGGTTACGTTAACAGTGTCTCTAAGCTTCCCCCTGCTGCTCCTGAGGGTTACATCATGCGCATTAAGGGTGAATCTAACTCGGCTGATGATGACTACTATGTTAACTACAATGAAGGTAAGAATGCGTGGCTAGAGTGTGCCGCACCAAACATTCAGTATCAATTTGATTACTCTAGTATGCCTCATGCTCTCGTAAGAGAATCTGATGGCTCCTTCCACTTCAAAAGACTTACTTGGACTGATAGAGCAGTAGGTGATGAGGACAGCAATCCTGAGCCTAGCTTCGTAGGGGAAACGCTGAATGATATGTTCTTCTACAGAAATCGCTTAGGGTTCATCAGTGGTGAAAATGTTATCCTCAGTGCTTCTGCTGATTTCTTTAATTTCTGGTTTAGATCAGCAGCTACTATTGCTGATACTGATCCAATTGACCTTGCTGTATCTTCAAACAAAGTCTGTATTCTAACACATGCAGTACCATTCAGCAGGGAACTAATGTTGTTCTCTAGAGAGGGACAATTTGTTCTCTCTAGCGAGGGCGTAATGACCCCTAAGAGTGCTAAGGTTGATCAAATCACTTCCTTTGATTACAGTGATGATGCTCAGCCTTTAGGTGTAGGACAAAGTATTTTCTTTATCTCTAACAGAGTTAACTATTGCTCTCTTATGAGATACTATACGGTACAGGACGTAGCTGATCTTAAGGATGCTGAGGACGTAGCTGCACATGTTCCTACGTATATTCCTAAGGGAATCTTTAGGCTCTCTGGTAATACTTCAGACAATGTAATCACACTATGTTCACGTACTCATCCTAACACTGTATGGATCTTTAAGTACATCATCCAGAATTCCCAGAGTCTGCAGCAGTCATGGTGCAAATGGACGTTCCGATATGAAGGTACTCAGGTCTTACTTGCAGAGTTCGTAGGCTCTGAAATCTACTTCCTTATTAACACTGATGGCGGACTGTTCTTAGAGAAGAGCAGGCTTACAGGTCAGGCAGTAGACTTCTCTGATGAGCCTGTAAGATACTTTATGGATCGTAAGGTACGCTATGTCATCCCTACTACTAATAAGTACAGTGACTACAATGACTATACCGAGGTCTCCCTAAAGGATGTCTATGGTGCTGTTCCTAAGATTGGCTCAGCTACGTATTGTCTAGTTGGTACTGATGGCTACTATCATCAGGTATCCTCTTGGGATGATAATGGTGTCTTTAAGGTGACCGGTGATCTCAGAGGTATGACTTACTTCGTAGGCAGACAATATGAATTTGATGTTGTATTGTCTAGACCAATGATTAAGAAAACTACTTCGGATGGTGCTACAATCTCTGAAGATGAAGGCAGATTACAACTGAGATACTATTGGTTTAACTATGGTAACTCTGGTACCTTTGATGTGTCTGTAGACAATGATGTCAAGAATAAGCACTTTAAGTACACTTGTACATCTAAGGTCTTAAGTGAATCTCCATTAGTCTTAGGATCCTATAGAGTAGCAACAGGTAAGTTTAAGTTCCCTGTGCAGGACAATAGTACTGAGGTTAAGATTACAGTTACTTCAGATAATCCGTTGCCTGTGAACCTTATCTCTGGTGGTTGGGAAGGATATTATATTCGGAGGAATAGTCAGACGTGAGAAAGGGATTAACTCTTAAGAAAGCTATGGTAGGTGCTCTGCCTAGTATGGCGCCTATGGAGCAAGAGATTGGTAAAGGTTTTGTTATGGCTCCTCTGTCTCTGCCTGAGGCACCTATTGAATTAGATCATTTCCTGTGGGCAGGCTGTTACGTTAGAACCATTCTATTGAGAAAGGGTGAGATTGGTGCAGGTGCTTTCATTAAGATTCCTACAGTGGTTATCGTTAGTGGGTACTGTAAGGTTGTCGTAGGGGATCACCTAGAGGAGATCTCTGGCTATTCTGTATTGAAAGGTATGGATGGCCGTAGGCAGGTCTTTAGTGCCTTTGATGACACCTACATTACAATGTTCTTTGCTAGTAACGCATCTACTGTAGAGGAAGCAGAGAAAGAGTTTACTGATGAGTGGCAGTTATTAACTAACAATAGAGAGGAACTATGTCAGGAATAATTGCTGCAGGTGCAGTAATCGGTGCAGTTGCAGGTGGTGGCAGTTCCCTGTGGCAGAAATCAAAGTACAACAGATCTCTCACTAAAGCATTCAAGAAACAGATGTACTATGCTCAGATGAACTACAATTGGAATCAGAACCAATTGACTAGACAAGAGCAGAGTGCCTATGATAATGCTGTGAGCAACTTATTTCAGTTGTCTTATAACGCCTTGCAGAATAACGCTACAGTTGAAGCTTCTCTAGCTGAGACAGGTTACGAAGGGCGAACTGCAGGACAAATCAAAAGATCAATCTCAGGTGCAGTGTTGCGACAAAAGACTGCTCTTAAGGATGCCTATGAGACTGATGTAGTAAACATTAGATCTCAAAAGGATGCTCTATATGTCCAGATGAAGAATTCTGTAGAGCAGGCTAGAGATCAACTCAAGAGCCAATATAAGGGTGGCATTAGTTACCTTATGGAATTCCTTGATACCTCTGCTAAGGGTGCCGCTATTGGTGCGTTCACTGCAGGTGCAGGCAGTGCCCTTGCGGGTGCCGCAGGTGGAGCCGCAGGTGGTACCGGTGGTTCTATTGCAGGCACTGTAGGCGGAGAGACAGTTCTTGCAGGTACCTCTAGTGTTGGGGGTTCTGCGGGTCTCTCAGGTGCCGCAGGTGCCAGTGCTTTAGGTACCTCTACAGCAGGTGTTACTACCTCTGCTTCTACTGCAGGTACCGGAGGTAGCTTTATGAGTAACTTTATGGCTAACTACAGCACTATGAAGACACAGAACCAAGGCATGTTTAACTTCCTTGATTATCTGCAGAATGCTACAGGAGCACTGAACCAAGGATTCAATGGAGGTAGACGAGGTTCCTATGGAGGTTATTACTACTAATGGCTTATAAGAATACAGCAGGTACTTCATCCATTGCTAACGAGATGGGGACTTGGAGGTACTTCAATTCTAGCTTAGCTAAACTAGGGTCATATAAAGGTGCCTCATTAAACATCCCTGAGAAGACTGTTCAGCCTGAGGAACGCAACTGGGCTGAATCATTAATGCACGCCTTTAAGGGTATCGGTAGAGCTACTGAGGACTACTTTAAATCTGAGACTGATAGAAAGAATAAGCTTGTTGATGAGTACCTGCAACAGCATTCTCTTGAGGATTACCAAAGAGATATTCAGGATCATGCAGTGCCATTCCAAGATGACCCTATTGCTATGTCTCGTCTCAAGTACATGCATGGCAAGATGGCTTACTCCATTGCTAAGCAGGACTTTGAGAGAGAGGTTATCGACAAGAATCTGCTTAAGGATATGTCTCCTGAGCAGATTGATGCTGAGGCTTTTAGATACTTCCAAGAATCTAAGAGTGATATGTTGGAAGCCTTTGGGTATGATGATTCTGATGAGTACTTCCGCAGGGGCTTCTATGAGACTTCTCCTCAGGGTCGTGTAGGGTTCATTGCTAAAGCTCAGGCAGTAGACAACAATGAGAAAACTCAGGCATCCATCTTAGCAGAATCAGCTAACTTTAGTGCACTCATTAATGATCCTAATGCTAACTATAAGAGCATTGTAGGAGTCTTTGATCAGGTCTACGATACTGTAGGCGTCCACTATACCCCTGATCAACAGAAGCAGCTGATTGACAACATGCTCACTATGGTGGCTAGCAGATCCGATGGTGTTCAGCTGCTCGAACAGTTGGGTGACTATACTCCTCCCTATGCTAAGAACGGGGAGAGTCTTAAGAACATCATGGGTGAGCTTGCTTGGGGCAAAGCTAAGGCACAGGCTAGAGCTACTATGTGGACTAGGGATGCTGAGGTCTGGGGCGAAGATCATAGACGAGTAGAAGCATTCGTTAATGAGGGCAACTACCAGACCATTGATGAGATGGCTCAGTGGGAAGCCCAGAGTTCTGGGGGTGCCCTTAGTGACCGCTATAAGTGGCTCATTCAGGCAGGCCAGAGGGCACGAACTCAGGCAGATAGATTGATTGCTCAAGCCAATAGGGATGCTGAGAAACAAGCTAAGGATGCTGCTACTCTTCAGAATGGTAACCTTTATCTAGATGCCCTAAAGACAGGCGGGGTTGTCTATAAACCTGATATCCTTGATTTGACTAGTAAAGACTTAGATAAGCTCTTTACTAATAACGTTGAATCAGGCGTGTACACTACTGAGGATATCTTTCAGATTGCTTCAAACCCATCAGGTGGCTATAATCCTGCTAAAGCTTACCTTAGTGCAGAAGCTAAGAAAGTAATGAGTGTCCTCACTGGGGATGTTCGTAAGTTAACTGAATCTAAGGTAGCTAATGTAAAAGCTCCCCAACAGTTAGATATGGTTCTGTCTCTCTATAAGGCTCACCCAGATAGCTTTGAGTTAGCCTTTGGTGATATGAAGCCTTATGAGCAAAACTTAGTCAGAGCTTTAGTGAACAGTATTTCAACAGGTTCCTCCTATGAGGACTGCATTAGGGCGGCCTCAAGATACCAAGAGCTATCCTCTACTGCTGATGGTAGACACACCATTCAGGCTATGCAGGATAATATCTCTAATGATCTCGATATCTCGTTCAACGATAAGTACTCTAAGACTGTTGCTTTCAACAAAGCTCTGAGTTACTCATACTTTAATGAGGATATGAGTGATGCTATAGACAAAGCTAAGAAGGATATGGAGGAATCTAATGTCAAACTAATGGGCTCCTATATTCCCAATAGTCTCTTTAGTGTCCCTAACGCTTCCTTTAGTGATGTTCAGGAGTACACTGAAAAGTTACTTGAGGCAGCCTTTGAGAAGAACAAATGGACTGTTGATAAGGACGTTATTGTTGGGTATAACCCTCAGACAGATACCTTAGACGTCTATGATATCACTAATGGCCGTGTTAAGTTTAGAGTAGACAATAAGTTCATTAATGACAGCTACAAGAGTTACATTGATGAACGTGCTAAGAATCCTGCTAAGACTTATGGACAGCAGTGGATTATTAAGGCTCATGAGGCTAATCGAAAGTGGAACGAGAGAACTGAAGGTATTGATACATGGCAGACAACGAAGTAACCACTAGAAACCCTTTTGTCTCCTCTTCAGATAAAGCTTTGAATTCCTTGTCAGGTGTTGATCAAGTAAGCACTTTTACTGAGTATCAAAAGGCTGAATTCAATGCCCATCAACAGGAAGAACAAAAGAGAAAAGAAGAGGAAGCTGATACTGATGTAGGCTTTGTAGGGGGCTTTTGGAATACATGGGCACCTAAAGAAGTCCAAAAGTATCTTGGGGGTAACTATGATTTCTTTAGTCCCCCTGCATATACTCCTACAGATGCTGAGCGTACCTCTATATTAGAGTTGTTTGATTATAACCTAGACAGATACAATAGTGCTCTTTGGGGTGCTCAGAACAAAGCACAGTTTGACTTGAATGTAGCACTCATGAAGGAGGTAGATGACTATCGTAAGAAGCAGTCTTATGCCTCCATATGGAATAACCTATTGTCAGGTGCAGGTTCTATGGCAGGTGATCCTTTGTCATATACACCTGTAGGGGGAGGTTCTTTAGTTGCTAGAGTTGGGCTAGGGGCAGTCTCTGGGGCAGTCTCAGGTCAGCTTGATAATTGGTCTATGGGGGATGACAACAGTGCTTTCATGGACTTCGGAATCGGGATGGCCTTTGGGGGCACTATAGAAGGAGCTGCTAAGCTCTTAGGGGGAGCTAAGAAAAGCATTGGTGAACCTCTTGGGGATGTTTCGAGACGTGCCACAATTCAAGTAAAGAACTTTGCTGAGAAGGGTGAGGAGGCAATCACTAAGGAGGCCCCTAAAGGTATCATTAATGATCTTCTCACTAAGATTGAATCAAAGCTTCCATCAATCACTGTTCAAGGTGCTATAGACAAACTACCGGATACATTAGGATCTAAGGCATTTAAGGAGAACGTTTGGGATCGCTTAGGTAAATCTGAGCGAGGCGACAGATCTACAGGTCAGCAGTTCAGCACTGATAAGTTCACTGCAGAGGAATATAGAAATTTCTATAGAGACAAAGGCAGAGAGTACAGCGATTCGTACTTTGATTATCGTCAAAAGTTATTCAATGAGTACAACAATCAGTACTCTTATGAAGACCTTGACCACCTGATTAAACAAAAGGTTGAAGGCAATGAAACACCTTTAGATTCCTCAAAGAACTTTCAGAATGCTGTTAAAGAGTACCAAGGATTCTATAATTTCTATGGAGGTGCTCTTGTCAACGGCAAGATGATTAAAGGTGTCGAAGACTACTTCCCTCACATTGTCTCCTTTAAAAAGGCTGCAGACTTTGTTGATTCCTTTGGTTCAGCCTCAAGATTAGGCAACATCAAGCTTGCTAAAGAGAAGATTGCTAATCTCTTGTTGCGGTCTCTTGATGATCCTAAAGTTCTTAAGCAGTTCCAAAAGATTTATGATGATACTATTGTCAAACCTGCAGAGAAGCTTGCAGAGGATGCCCCTAATAAAGTTCCTAAGAGTGTTCCTACGTTTGAAGAATGGGTAACTAAAGAAGCCAATAGTGATGCCTTAGGTCATCTTGATCAAGGCGAGGGGATCCGCAAAGGCTTCCTTAATGATGCTGATGGGGGCTTTAGTTATAACTATCAAAAGAGCAGATTGCCTTGGAAGTTCACTATTGAGGACACTGATGGTTTCTCTGTAGACAAACTACAGGCTGATTCCTTTGATACTATGCAAGGGTATACCTTAAGGGTCTCAGGGGATTTAGGTCTTAATAAAGTGTTCGGAGTCACTAGCTACAAGGATGCTGAAAGATACTTTGATGATCTTTTGAATGACCTAGGTAAATCTGAGATTAACCTAAAGACTAAGAATGAGCAGACAGAGGCACTAAGGGCATACTTTGCTGATTACTATGGCCGCTCTATGAGAGACCCTAATGAGGGGGACACTGTAGCATCTGCATTCTATGATGTTGCTAGGAACCTTACGTTCTTCACTAAGAATGCCTTTATGGGTTTCTTGAATCACTTTGAGACTGCTGAAGCTATTAAAGGATTTGGGGCTTCTTTCATTATCAAGAGTATTCCCGGGGTAGAACGTAAGTTAGCAGATTGGTCTAAGGGTGTCTACACTGCCGATGATAGGCACGCTATCCTCAATCAGGTGTTTGGCAATGAACTACAGAGACGACAGACTTGGAGAGAAATCAACAATAGAAATATTGAAAGATACACTCGAAACAAGACTGACCCTCTGCATGTAGGGATGGCTAAGGTTGTTGCAGGTACTGCATATGCCGCTGGTAACTCTCCTTTCACAAGATATCTAGCACACTCTCAGAACTCTATTGTGAGCACTGCACGAGGGGACTTCTTAGGAGACCTTGTGAGGTATGCTCATGAAGGAGGTAAGAGAGGTATGTTCCTTAGTGATTCTGTGTTGAACCGATTAGGTCTTAAGGCAGATAAAAGATTCTCTAACTTAGTGAAGGCTCTTAAGAACTCTACTGAAGTTACCCCTGAGGGGGGCATTAAGATCAAAGATCAGGAATACTTTGATTTGATCGAAAGGGATATGAATAATCTCATGACCCTCAGAAGACTTGGGGACTACGTAGCTAGTGAGGTTATCCAAAGAGATAACTTAACAGATACCTTCCTATGGAGAGGCAATCAAAAGTCTCCTTGGATGAACCTTCTTACTCAGTTCAAATCTTTTGCTGTTCGTTCGTACAACAAGAGGTTAGCAAAGAGTGCCCTAAGAGCCGCTGAAGGGGATGCATTAGGGCAGTTCCTTACGGTTGCTCTGTCAGGTGCTTTAGGTACTGCAGGTTACATTGGTCAGTCTGGTTTAGCTATGTCTGGTATGAACGATGAGCAACGCAAGAATTACCTTAAGTATTCTTTAGGGGTTGATTCTTGGAATAAGATGGGTGCTAAAGAGTTAGCTATGGTGGGCCTTAACGGTATCATGAGATCTAGTGTCTTTGCTATGCCTGCTCTAATTGCTAATATGGCAGGGTTCAATACAGGCATTAAATCTACGACTACCTTTGAGGACGTCAATAGAAAGGACTTTGCTAAGCACTTTGATTTAGATGAGTGGGCTAGGCAATTGCTTCCTGCTTATGGCACCATTAGTGGACTATGGAACCTTCAGGCAGACGCTAGAAACCTTGCAGAGACTAAGTTCATGAACAAATCACTCTACACTAACAGAGAACGTGAGAGGGTTGCTAAGAGCTTTGGAAGGAGCATTAAAGCTATTACTCCAAATGCCCCCTATCTACAACAAACTATGATTAACTTTATTACAGACAACCAGTAATGGCTTCCACTATTATCCTTTACGAAGGGGACGGTACAAGAACAGACTTCCCCATTCCCTTTGATTATCTAAAGAAGTCTTTCGTTACTGTACGATTAGGCGCTGGCACTACTCTTACTGGGGGTGACTATGGTGATACCGGCAGTGACTATTACTTCCTAGATAAAACTACGATTAGACTTAAGGTAGCTCCTTCATCAGGAGAATCCTTAACAATCCGAAGATATACCTCAGCTACTGAACGAGTAGTCACCTTTAAGGATGCCTCCATTCTTAAGGCTACTGATTTGGATACGTCTCAGGTGCAGGCATGTCATATCGCTGAAGAAGGTCGAGATATCCTTGAGGATTCCCTTAGTGTCAACCGAGAGGGAAACTGGGACGCTAAGGGTAAACGTATCGTCAATGTAGGTACTCCTGTAGCTGACTCTGATGCTGTAACCTATGGGGTCTATAAGACTGATGCTAAGGGCGTCTATCAGGCTAAGCTTGATGCTGAGGCCGCTAGGGATGCCGCTAAGGTCTCTGAGGAGAACGCTAAGGCTTCTGAAGTTAAGGCTAAGGAGTCTGAGGTAACCGCTAAGGCTTCTGCGGGTACTGCAGTATCTGCGGCTAAGCATGCTGATGCTGTCAAGACAGAGAACCAAGCAATCCTTGAAGAGGCTCAACAGCTACAAACCAGTATTAAAACCTCTGAGAGAAATGCTTATGATAATGCTGTAATTGCTACTCAAAAGGCTGATGAAGCTAAAGTGTCTGAGGAGAACGCTAAGGTCTCTGAGGAGAACGCTAAGGTCTCTGAGGAGAACGCTAAGGCTTCTGAAGTCTCTGCTAAGGCTAACGCAGATAGAGTAGAAGAGGTTGCAGAGATCGTTGCCCCTGTTGCTGATGAGATCCGTATCGTAGCTGAAAACATTGACCATGTAGTTACTGATTCTAGAAGCATCAATAATATTAACATCGTTGGTAATGACCTTGAGGGTTCCCTTAGTACCTCCATCTTTGAGGACTATGGTGATCTAGGTAATACTGGGGGTGCCCTTCCTATTATTACTGGCGGTAACATCAAGAATGTGTCAGACAACATTACTGAAGTTAGGCAGGTAGGCTCTAACATTGAAGATGTTAAGAAGGTTGCTACGGAAATCAACAAGATTCCTGAAACAATCACCACCATGGAGGGCCTAAAGGCAGACTCAATTTCTGCTAGAGATCTTGCTAAGGATTGGGCTAACAAGACTACGGGTACTGTGGATGGCTCTGAATACTCTTCTAAGTATTATGCTAATAAGGCTAAGGAAAGCGCTACTGAAGGTGCTGCCACCCTTAATGAAATCACGACCGAGGGTGCTAAACAAGTAAAATCCATCACAGATACCGCTTCTACTGAGCTTGGTAAAATCACTAGTGAAGGGGGAAAGCAGGTTGGTCTTGTGAGTGCTCAGGGTACTACCAGTGTTAATGCTGTGAAGGCTCAACAGACGACTAGCGTTAATGCAGTTACTGCTGAGGGCACTAAGCAAGTTGGTAGTGTCACCACTGAAGGCACCAAGCAGGTTAACTTAGCTAAAGCTCAGGCTACCATCGCTACACAGCAGGCAACCCTTGCTACGACGAAGGCTAGCGAGGCTGAGGATAGTGCTACTGCGGCTAACGCTGATGCCACTAAGGCTAAGGCTAGTGCCACCAATGCGGCTAATAGTGCAAGCACCTCTACTGCTCAGGCTACTGCGGCTAGCAATAGTGCTAAGGCGGCTAAGCTCTCTGAGGATAATGCGGCTTTGTCTAAGACTGCGGCGGGTACCTCTGAGACTAACGCTAAGGATTCTGAAGTTGAAGCCAAGAAACAAGCTGATCTCGCTAAGGGTTATGCCGACCAAGCCGCTAGGGGCCAGATTAACTCTGACTGGGCTGAGACTAACAGTACGTCTAAGGCGTTTATCAAGAACAAGCCTACGCTTGGTACGTTGGCTAGTAAGAACAGTATCGCGTACACTGAGGTTACGGGTACTCCTGATCTCTCCGTGTATGTTCTTGGTAGCACTCTTACTGCTGAACTAGCTAAGAAAGCTAACCTCTCGCATACGCATACCGTGTCTCAGATTACGGATCTTACTACGACACTAGCCCCTTACGCAAAGACTACTGATGTGAACAGTAAACTCAGTGCTAAAGCTGATACGACTACTGTTAATGCAGGTCTTGCTAAGAAGTTGGATATTACGACCTTTAATGGTTTCATTGATTATGGAGATTTAGGTTCTTAATATGGTTATTAAGGAGCGAAAACAAATTACGGGCACTGAAGCCCAAATCAAGGGCTATGCAGGGCACAATGGTGTCCTAGCGTATGCTACGGATACCAAGCATCTGCATGTTCTTAGTGGTACTGCAGGTACCACTACGGAACTTGCTAACAGGACTGATATTCCTGATATCTCTGGTAAAGCTGATAAGACTTATGTGGATACTGAGCTTACTAAGAAGCAGCCTAAGGGTGACTATGCTACGACTAGCGCTCTTACTAGTGGTCTTGCGGGTAAGGCTAATAGCTCCCATACGCATACTATCGCTAATGTTACTGGTCTTCAGGAGGCCCTTAACAGTGCTAGCACTCAGGCTTCCAATGCTATCCCTAAGAGTGGCAATAGAGGCGCTCTTGCGGGTTACTCTACTAGTGCTACTGGTAGCACGGTAAATGCTACGTCAGGCGACTCTCTGTATGCCTCTGCGAACGTTACGGTTGCCGATGGTGCAACTGGACAGACTTGGACTAAGGTTGTTAAGCTGTCTGCAGGTACTGTGACTCTTGGAACTAATTGGTCTTGGGTCGGTGGTGAAGCTCCTAAACTTAAGTATCCGTGTCTTCTTGTGTGCCACTGGAATCAGGATAAAGGCATTGCAGTTATCATAGCAGGAGTTGCATAATCATGATTAAATATGAATACAAAGGTAAGCAGTACGACTGGCTCTCGGATATCCGTAAGGATATCTGGGAAACTGATAGAGTGGTCTTTGGTGCATGGGATGATCTCGTTAAGGAACAGTTTGGTGTTACTGAGGTGATGGTCCCTGATCCTGTTACCCCTCCTTATGAACCCACTGACGAAGAGCTTGCTAGACAGATACGTGATGAAAGAGACCGTAAGCTCGAAGAGACAGACTGGTACATGATGCCTGACTATCCTGCTGATCCTGAGACTCTTGAGGTCGTTAAGAACTACAGAAAGGCTCTTAGAGACATCACACTTCAGAGTGGGTTCCCTAGGGATGTTAAGTGGCCTGTGGAGCCTAGAGTGTTCTGTGAGGATACTGAAGAGACTGTGGGCATTGGGTTGGCTAAAGTGGGGATCTAAGGATGGATAATAATGCACTGTTGTTGCTCATGGGTGCTAAGGAGATTAAGCAAAATATTGGTAAAGCAGGACAACAGGGGTTTGGTGTAGGGGTCTATAGTGGTGATCCTACTGATCTTGCTCGCATTGGGTTGTATCCGATGGAGGGCTGTGAAGACCCCACTAGTGCTAATTACGGGAACTATATACACCTTAATGGTTCTGTAATGGTGTTTATCCCTGCGTTCTGCTATAGAATTGGAAACACTAGTGCCCCTTCGTACTCTAGAGACGGCGCCAATGCTCTAGAAATAAGGGACGCCTCTTTGGGAGAAGGTGACGGGTGGATCCTACATAGGGCATTCATTGATGGGGGCGTACAGAAGTTTGGCTTTTTCGTAGACAAGTACCTGTGTTCTAAGTACGCAAAAGATAAGAATATCGCGGTGTCGGTGAAGGGTGAGAATCAGATTTCGCTCAGCCGCAAGTACGAAGGCTCCTTTAGCATGGTTGACTGTTACGGTGCCTGCAGCGACGCCATCACTCTAAGCCGCGCCCGTGGTGAGGCATATGCCTGTATGTCCGTTTTTCAATGGAGTGCACTGTCTATGCTGTCCTTGGCACATGGGCAAGCGGCTACGTCTGTAGAGAATTGTGCGTGGTACGATGCCAACTACGTATACAACTTCCCCAAGGGAAGCAACAGTTACACGAAAGATATCAACGATTCTAGCGTGACATTCACCCCCCATTTGCAGAATGAGTCCTTTGGTAGGACAGGCTCGGGCACTCCGTTCGCAAAAACCACTCACAACGGTCAGGCTTGCGGCGTTGCTGATATGAACGGCTGTATGTGGCAACTTCTCATAGGGTTGGTACTATATGAAACTCCTGGAACGCTTGGGGTTGTAAAGGAGGAGTGCAAGATGCACAAATTCGCTCCAAATACCTATGGCGCACTTTCTGATTTTGATTCCTTAAGCGGCTTTTCTGCCACAAACTCGCGTTGGGGTAGTGGCTCTAACTGCGTGTTTCCTACCGAAACCTCTGGCGCAATGCGTGCCATGTGCGGCGTATTACCTGTGTCGGGAGGCACGAGTACACAAGGTACGGAATTGTTTGGTAATGACTTGGCGTTGTACACTAACGATCCTGTCCTTGCTGTGTTCGCCGCTGGTAACTATAGTAACGGCAATGAGGCTGGCGTTTGGTGCCGTTGTGTCTACTCCAATGTGTACATGGATAACTCCATCGCAGGCTTCCGTGCCGCAGGCTACGCAAATTAAGATTTCAATTCTATAGATGAAACTAGAGATACAATCCCTAGGTGTAACTCCCCTAGGATTCCTAGTGGTTGAATCTTTGGATAACTCTGGTTCAAACACTTCTTGTATTAAGTTATCGTCTAACTCTAGTAAATACTAGAAAGGATTTAATTATGGCTGAATTTGCTTCTAAGGGTGTTGCAGGTGCGGGTCTTGGTACTGGTATCGCAGGTCTTGCTCTCGGTGTTCTCAATAGCTCTAATAACGGCAATGGTCTCCTTGGTGGCCTCTTCGGTGGAGGCAATCAGAACGTAGTGTCTGCTCTTCAGGCTGAGAACGGTATGCTCAAGGCTGAGAACTACTCCGATAAGAACGCCAAGGAAGTCTACGCACAGTCTCTTGCAGACAACCGTAGGCTCCGTGATGAAGCCTTTGCTTTCATTAAGCCTCTTGCTGATGAATCTGCGAACAACCGTGTGGAACTCGCTAAGCTTCAGGCAGAGCTTAAGTGTTGCTGTGAAAAGCAGGAGTTGCGTGAGCAGATTGTTCTTGGCAAGGTCAATGAACTTGCTCTGACTACTCAGGCAAAGTTTGGTTGTCTTGATGGAACCATTGCCAACATGATGGGTACTCTTGGTAAGATCACGGATACCATTGTGCCTATGAGTGCCATTTGCCCGACTCCGATGGCTAAGTACAATTCGTGGACTGCTCCTACGAATACTCCTGCTACTGGAGCATAATAATTCCTTATGAAAATCAGTTTGAGTAAAATCTCTCAGGTACTCCCTGAGTTTGTTGATACTCGACTGATGCCTAGTGCTCCCTCCACGATGAAATGGATTCTTGGAGGGAGTACGTTCTTGATTCTGCATCAGGCGGATACCCTCATCGGTAAGTATCTGCCTATGCTCAAGCAGGTGGGTATCGTCGATGAGAATAACAAGGTAGACATTGAAGTTGCTAAGGGATTCATTAACAGTGCATTCGATAAGAGTGGTACTGTGGAATACCTTGGATTTAAATTCGATAAGTCTGATGGTGAGGCTCTAATTAATATTATGGAGAAATACAAAGATGATTGATGAAAAATGGGGAGATAATGTTTTTATGATGGCTAAGCATAAACTTCTTGAAGCTATTGAGAAGCGTAACAAGGAGTCTTACCATACTGAGGGAGACATCCGAGCCTATAAGGATGCCCTAAAGGCTTTGTACTATCTCATTAGCATTGAGAAGAGCAAGTAATTCGGGTGTTTCAGTAGTCCTAAAGGATTTACGCACAGTAATTAACGTAGGACTACTGAGTCTATCTAACAGACTAAGTAAATGAATATACAAGTTTATTGGGATGGCAATGTAGGTGCCTGTGAGTATGAGAACCGTAAGGCATTCTTTACAGCGAAACCCGACATTACTACGGTTACCTTTGATGTCATCGTGTATAGCGAAGACAACAACGTAACGAAGAAGATTTATGCTAATATTACTAGTGAACTTACTTCTGAGGAAGTTACTGCCATAAAGCAGTTTGCTAAGGCACAGTTCACGGATAAGAGCAACACTAATTAAATAACTAAATACACTATGGAACATGAAGATTATTAAGAAAGACGGTACTGTAGAAGGCTGGAACGGAGAGAAGATCAAAGAAGCTGTCTATAAGGCGGCTGCTAGAGTGAATCAATATGTGGAGCCTGATGTTCTTAACAAACTGGTTGAGAAAGTTCACTCTTGTTTAATTATTGATAGAGATGTCCCAACTAAAGACCTTCATAAGGAAGTAATTCATTACTTGAAGTACTTTGGGTTGACTGATGTAGCGAATTCATATCAAGAATATAGAGACTATAAGAATACTTATGCTAAATCATTTGAGAAAGTTAAAGATGAAGCTGATAACGTGCTTCTACTTGGGGACAGAGAGAATGCTAACTTCGATAGCTCTCTGGTGTCAACAAAAGGCTCGCTCATTAAGGGATACCTTACAAAAGAGCTCTATCGACAATTCTATCTTAGCAAGGAAGAAAAAGAGTTAACTAAGCGTGGCGATATCTACATTCACGATATGCGAGATATGCTCATGGGTTCTGTCAATTGCTGCCTGTTTGATATTGGGAATGTCCTTAGGGGTGGCTTTAGTATGTCCAATGTGGACTACACGGAACCTACGAGTGTATTGAGTGCACTTCAGGTAATTGGAGATATCACCTTAGTTGCTACAGCTCAACAGTTCGGTGCGATCAATAGAAACTGCCGAATTAAAAGTGTGTGAACGCATGACTTGCGGTGTTGAAATTTAGGGGATACGCCCCCATATTGTTAATATGATTTCAGCTAACGGGGAACCGAAAGGAATCCCGTGCCAAGCTACAAGAGGTATTCATACATGCAAATCGATAAATATTTTTCTACTCCCTATGAAGGCTACTTTGTCTCTAAAGATGGAGAGGTAGTCTCGTTCAGGAAACCGGCCGCTAAATCTACTCCTGATAAGAGGATTGACTATACAAGAGCTCCTAAGAAGCTTTCGTATAAGGTAGACAAAGATGGCTACTTTGAAATCCTTTTCTCTATCAACAAGAAGCGAATCTACAAGAAGGTTCATCAGGTTGTAGCAGAGACCTTTCTTGGTCCTAAGCCTGATCCTAGTTATTGTGTAGATCACATGAACAGGAACCGACAGGACAACAGGGTCGAGAACCTTAGGTGGTTGTCTTGGTCTGAAAACTCTGATGGAATGAAAGGTAAGAAGCCGGGAGTAGCTAAGAAATGCATGTATCAGGGGATCACATATGGTAGTATCAAGGATGCCTGCAAAGCAGCGGGAATTACTGTGAATTACTACTACAGTCACCCTGAGATTATCGCTAAGACTCTTGCAGAAGGTGTAGAGACTATCGAAATCCGAAAGGTGAGTAGAGTAGGCCGGAAGTGGTTACCGGTCGAAGCGCACACAAGCAGTAATGCTTAAGAGATAGTCCACAGAGCGGTTTAGGGAGATTCCGCTGGGTTTTACAATCTCCCAAATTGATATGGTTCTTCTGCCATACTGTCATAAGACTTGGAATAAGGCATACAAGCAGGCGAGCAATAGTTTCCCCGGGGCAACTGAAGTGCAGCTCCATGTGTACGCTTGGCGTACTCTTCAGGATGAACTTAAGCAAGGCTTTCAGTCTCTTGAGTTGAAACTTAATACCGTCCCCTGTTCACGAGGTGACTTTGCGTTTACTACAGTGTCCTTCGGCTGTTGGAATGACCCAGAGTTAACCAATAAAGACAAGCTCTTTCTTAAGGCAGTTTGTGAGGCTATCCTTAAGACCCGCATGAATGGCCACGGGGAGAACCATAAGCCTGTAGTGTTCCCTAAGCTAGTCTACTTGTATGATGAAGACTGCGTAGGGGGGTCTATTGAAGCTTCGGATGTCTTTGAGTTAGCTATTGAATGCTCCAGTAAGTGCATGTACCCTGATTTCCTCAGTTTAACTGGGGATTGGGCACACAGTTCTGTAGGCAAACAGTACATGGAGAATAAGCAAGTAGTTACTCCTATGGGTGCGTAATACTGCCCATATAAAATTCCGTTAAAACGGGGAGAGCTTATATTAAGCAAATCCGTTGCTAAACACTTTTATTGAACGTATAACTACGTATATAATATGAACAACACTAATAATCAAGAAATTTGGAAAGATGTCCCTGAATGGGAGAACCTTTATTGTGTCTCTAACATGGGGAGAATCTTCTCTAAACGCTATAATCGAATCAAAGCTCAGACTATGAATAACAATGGCTATGCCCGTTGTGATCTCTTTAGTAGTGCTAATGGTAAGATTCGGCGTAAGTCTTTGTATACTCATCAGATTGTTGCTACACTTTTTGTAAAAGGTAAGCAAGAAGGGTTGGTTGTAGACCATATCGATGGGGATAAGACTAATAACATGTACACTAATCTGCGATGGGTTACCCAAAGTGAGAACATTAAGAAGGGCTATCGGGAAACTGTTAGAGACCCTTCTACTAAGTTCAAGAAACAGCCAGTATATATTACCACAGAGCCTAAGGTGTACTTTGATTCTATGACTGAATGTGCCCATAGTTTAGGGCTTCCTGTAGAGCGTATTAAAACAGTCTTACGCTTCTATAGTGGAAAGCTGCCTGAGCTTGGGATTCGTGTTGTTCGATGTGAATGCCCAACGACTAACCCTGATGAATGTAAGGGTGTAGATTCAAGTGAATCGAAAAGCGGAACTGAGGCTCAGTCCTCAGAAGATATAGTCTAATCTCATAGGTGACTATGAGCAGTTTAATAAACGGTATAGGAGTAACGAACCTATATGAATATAATGTGTAGAGCTTACCTCAGTCCGTGGAAGGATCCCGAGAATGGTGAATGGATCACTAACGGTCGATGCAACATTGGGGCAGTGTCTCTTAATCTCCCTCTTATTTTGGCCTACTCTCTAAAGAATAACGTAGACTTCTTCAATGTCCTTGATGTACGACTTGAGACTATCCGTAATTTCTTTAAGAAACGCTATGATATCATCAGACACACTAAAGCTTGTACCAATCCTATGGCATTCATGCAAGGAGGGTTCTATAAGGGGAACCTTAAGGCAGACGATGAGATTGGTGATTTGGTCAACTACATGACTGCATCCTTTGGTGTTACTGCCCTCAATGAACTTAATATCCTTGCTACTGGTAAGACACTCTATCAGGATCCTTGGTTTGCTGAGGGTGTACTTAAGCATATCAATGATAAGGTAGAGCAGTTCAAGAAAGAAGATGGATACCTTTATGCTGTCTATGGTACCCCTGCAGAGAACCTTTGTGGGGTTCAAGCTAAACAATATGCTGATTACACAGGTGACCATCAGTTTGGAGAATACTTCACTAACAGCTTCCATATGCACGTTAATGAACCTATCACCCCTTTTGAGAAACAGGATGCTGAATACAAGATGTTCCATATGTGCAACGGAGGCCACATTCAGTATGTCCGTGTGACTAACCCTGAGAACCTTCAGGCACTTAAGGCACTGATCTTACGAGGTATGGAGAAAGGGTTCTATCAGGGTATTAACTTTGATAGTGTCTATTGTGAAGACTGCGGTGAGCATTCAACTAATGTCATGAATAAGTGTCCCCATTGTGGATCTACTAACTTGTCTGTCATTAGTCGTGTTTGCGGATACTTGGGGTACACCAAAGCTAATGGCAGTACTCGTATGAACGATGCTAAGTTAGCTGAAATTAAAGACAGAGTATCAATGTAACGATGAACTACGCTAAGATAGATACCTGTAGTATGACTAATGGGGATGGCATGGGGATAGACCTGTTTGTCTCAGGATGCTCCTTATGCTGCCGAGGGTGCTTCAACAAGAAAGCTCAGGATCCCCAATACGGTCAAGAGTTCACTGAAGATACTCTAGACACCCTCCTAGATGCTCTTAAATCGCCCTATATTGAACGATTGAGTATCTTAGGTGGTGACCCCTTAGAGCCCTATAACAAACACGCTGTAGAGCAAATCCTGAAGCGTGTGAGGGATGTCTATGGGGACACTAAGAGAATCTGGTTATGGACAGGACGTACCTATGAGGATATCAAAGATGAACCCATCTTGGATTATGTTGATGTTCTCATTGATGGCAAATTTGAATTAGATAAAAAGGAAAAACATGATTACCACGGCTCAAGCAATCAGCGAGTCTTTAGAATATTCAACGGAGGGTCTTGCGGACACTATGCAAGTATTGTTCGACAAGGCTCACCCTTCAGGGACGAACGGAAAGCTCTATCTTAAGCTCATCCTTGAGGAGTTTGAAGAATGGGCAGAGGAAGCTTCAGATTGCCCTGAGGACTTCAAAGAACTCTGTGATCTTATCTGGGTTTGCATCATGTATGCTATTGAACATAAGTATCCTCTTGAGTTAGGCATGAAGGCTCTTGCAGAGGAATTCATGAGCAAGATGGTTGATGACAATGGCAACCTTTGTCCTACCTATAGAGCTGATGGAAAGTTACTTAAAGGAGCACACTTTAAGAAAGCTGACTTTAGGAGTCTCTTAGGTGTGAACTAATGAGATTCCTAGATATAGAACCTACAGTAGAGGATGGGGGCTCCATAGCAAAGGATATTATTAATATGTCTCCCCCTATAGCTGTCACTGGGGTTACCGTATTAGGGGTAGCCCTAAGTGATTGGGTCTACATAGGTACCATTGTGTACACTATAGTAGGCATTATAACAATGATAAAAAAGTACTGGGTAGACCCCTACCTAGCTGCTAGGAGAGTGAGAATCAATGAAGAACAAAGAACCATTAGACAGAGAGAGCTTGCTGAGCTTGATTCAGGACAACATGTTGGAGAACATGCTGAACGATCTTAAAGACCCAGAGAAACGTAACCCTCAGCTATACAATGCGATTATCAAGGAGCTGCAGAGAAATGGCATCAATTGTGTCCCTAAAGCCGGTGAAGATGGAGACAATGCATTAGCTTCTCTCCTTAAGGCTACTAAAGAGAACTTTGAGTTAGACTATGGAGCTAATGGCCTTGTCAACTAAAGCATTGATTCCATACTTTAATAGTTTTCCATTGTTCTGCAGCTTAGTGTGGCAGACTATTGGGTTACCACAGACTACTCCTATTCAGGTAGATATTGCTAAGACACTACAGCATCCCCCTAATGATAGATTCATTCTTATGGGGTTCCGAGGGGTAGCTAAGAGTTTCATTACTTGTGCTTATGTAGTATGGTGCCTATGGAAGAACCCTCAGCTCAAGATTATGATTGTCTCAGCTAATAAGGAAAGAGCTGATGCTAATGCAACCTTTATTAAGAAGATCATCAATGAGCTTCCTTTCTTGGATCACCTGAAGGCTCGTGAAGGTCAGAGAGATACTCAGAACCTTTTTGACGTCGGGCCAGCCAAACCGGACCATTCACCTTCAGTTAAATCCGTAGGTATTAGAGGACAGTTGACAGGCTCTCGTGCTGATATTATCTGCGCAGACGATAAACTTTAACCATGTCGTCTTTAAACCCCTTAAATTCGGTGGAACTCAGTCCTAACTAGGAAAGACAATACCGAGCCGAGCGTATTGCAGGTGTAACGACTATTATGTAGGGCTAAGTAGCTCGAAAAATGGGGATACCTTTTGGTATAAGATATAGTCTGGTCTTCATAGAGATATGAAGCATCGTCAACTAATAAGGAACATAACTATGTACGAAATTAACAAAACTTACGAAACTCCTAAGGGTCTTATTAAGATCCTGTCTAGAACTAAGAAGCATAAGCTTCCTAACGGTAAAATTAAGCATGCTAGGGCTGTCATTCAGTTTGTCAAGACTGGTACAGTCATTGATGTTCAGACCGGCAACATTAAGGCAGGCAAGTTTGAAGACTTTATGGAACCTACAGTCTATGGTGTAGGGTTCCTTGGGTCTCCTATTAGAATCCCTGCAAGAGGTTCTAACAGCATCATCCGTAAAATTTATGACCTGTGGGCTAACATGCTTAAGAGAGCCTACGGTAACTACGGGTCTCGCTCTAGCTATACAGGCTGTGTAGTAGATCCTAGATGGCATAACTTCACCACTTTCTTGAATACTATCCATGAGGTAGAAGGATATGAAGAGTGGGAGAAGGATTCTAGCATGCACCTTGATAAGGACATTAAGAAGGGTTACTGCAAGATTTATTCTAGGGATCATTGTAAGTTTGTCTCTGCCGCTGAAAATGTGGCAGATTCTGTGAAAAGACGATGGGGTAAGACTAACGACCTTACCTTAACATAAAGGTGGAAGTTCCATCTAATTCATTTACTCAGGTTCTTCGAGATCAGCTATTCGAGTTGGTGAAGGAGTTTGACGCTGTTATCAAACCTAATGGCACCATCATTTACCTTGGTACTCCTCAGAATGAAATGTCTCTCTATAATGAGCTTCAGGAGAGAGGGTACACTGCGATCATCTACCCTGCAAGATATCCTTATGATGAGACCCAGAGAGCTAACTATGGTACACGCCTAGCTAAGTTCATTGCAGATAAGTACGATAGTAACCCTCAGAAGTACGCAGGTAAGCCTACAGATCCCCTTAGATTCAATGAAGAGGATCTACAGAAACGAGAGCTGTCATATAGAAGAGCAGGCTTCCTACTCCAGTTCATGTTAGACACTAGCTTATCTGATGCTGATAAGTATCCATTGAGACTTAGAGACCTCATTGTAGGCACCTTCAGTACAGATGAAGCACCTATGAAGCTTACATGGATGCCTGATCCTGCTCGTAAGGTCTCCCTTCAGGAGATCCCAAAGGTAATGGGACTAAAGGGTGATGCCTATTATAGGTGCCATACAGCTTCACCTGAGATGGAGAAGTATACCTATAAGATGATGGCAGTTGATCCCTCGGGGCGTGGACGTGATGCCACGGCCTATTGCATCCTATATTACCTCAATGGATACATCTATCTGATGGATGCAGGAGGACTTATGGGAGGCTACTCTGATGTAGTCCTAAATAAACTAGCGAGCACTGCTAAGAAATGGAAGGTTAATGAGGTAGTCATTGAAGGTAACTTCGGTAAACAACATTGCCGAAATAAAACCCATTAAATTCGGTGAAACTCCCTAAGGGACGATACCGAGCCAAGCCTAGAAATAGGAAGGTGTAGAGACTAATTGTAAGATCAAGTGATCTGAAAAAGTGGGAACAATAGCTATAAGAATAATGTGCAGATACTCTAGGATTTGCTAGAGGTAATATAAGAAACCTCCTCTATAAAGGTATTCGTGGTAGAAGAGGTTGGAAGATTAGCTATTGTTAAGATATAGTCCGATCTATACAGTAATGTATAGCCCCAAGGCATAAGCGTAACGAACTTATGTAAACATAATGGATGGTATGTACCTCAAGCTCTTTGAGCCTGTCCTTAGGAAAACTTATAAAGACTGTGGCTTAACTGAAGTCAAGTCTACAGGCCAAAAAGAAGTACGTATCATAGACACACTAGAGCCTGTCCTAGGTAACCATAAGATGATAGTTACCCCTGAGTGCATCAATAAGGATATCGATAGTGTACCTGAAGGTGACTATAAGTACTCCCTGTTCTATCAGCTGACTAGAATCACATCAGACAGAGGAGCACTAGTTCACGATGACGCTATCGATTGCCTAGCTATAGGTGTCAAGTATTTAGTAGACTTCATGGGAATTGATGCTGATGAAGGAATAAATGAAGTAACTTCAGAATGGCTAGAGGAATCTTTAGAAAGTTTTTATGGATTCGTAACTAGAGAAATAGGGGGGAAATTAGGAATAAATACAATTACAGAAAATGTAAGAGAATCAGGTACTTCCAAGGGATTCAATAAATACAAATATTCAGAGGGATACAAGTTTACAAGATAAAATCATCCCTATAAGGGTGAAGTGACTACTCCGAATAAAATCTCTCTTCCCAGAAGGGGCCAGAAAAAGGTATATATAAGATATCTACCTGACCCCATCATGACAAAAAATAAGAAAATAATAATAAAAAAAATAATGGGGTTACCTATAGACCCTTTGAGATATTCTAAAGGGGCTCATAAAGACTGACTTTAGATTTTTCTTTATGTTCCCTTTTAGTTAACTCAAAGTATCCATATGAGACCATTGAATCATAAACTAGTAGTAGCTATCAAGATCATCATTATTATTGTCCTTTTAGTGGTTTCCTTATTGAATGGTGATGTAGGTACAGTTGATGCAATACTTAGAGCTGCTGTAGGTGGATTACTATAGTCACAGCTAGCAAGCTAGCCCTTTAAGGGGTGCCTATAGTTAGTCTATAGACCCTTTAAGGTGTACCTTAAGTTAACCCTTAGGGTACGCCTCCTTATGTTAGCTTGCTATCTCTTGACGATAACTTGTGGTTAACTCTAGGGTAACTTAAGTGTAGCAACAGGGTCACCTTGATTAGAATTTTATAATAAATTTGTAAGGTGGCACCTTAAGACAGACACGGGCGTGTGTCCCCCCATAGGGTGCCTCTAGATTCCCTGTTGCTGCTCGTATACACCTGCTGTGCCTAATTTACGTATATATGTGTAGGCTAGCATAGGGATGCCCAAGGGGTACCTAAAGGTGCCCTATTGTTTTTTTCATGATACCTATTGTTTACTTAG